CTAAGTTTGTAATTAAATCACCTGATGCAAGGAAGTTTGGCTTAAGTCCAATACCTGATAAAGAGTACAACGTACACTTTTATGCGTTTGAAAAGCCTACAAAACTTGTAGCACATGGAGACACAGTTGTCTTTCCAGAACAATACACGAATGTCATAACTGCAAAGACAAGATATTATATTTGGCAGTTTAAAGAATCTCCACAACAAGCAGCTTTTGCTATGGATGATTATAAGAAAGCAATGAGGAATATGAAATCTAATTTGATTAATCCTACTCCTCGTGCAATGACAGACGACAGAAGATACTTTTAATTTATGGCACGTTCACAACCTTATACCGTTGCATGTACCGGTGGTTTAGTCACAGCTTCAAATCAAATTGACTTACTTAAAACACCCGGAGCTGCCACTGACCTTAGAAACTTTGAAGTCTCTATAGAAGGTGGATACAGACGTATCAATGGTTATACAAAATTAGGTGGTGAAAGTGCAACGATTCCTAGTGGTAGCACAGGAACAATACATGGGGTAATACCTTATGCTGATGGAGTTATTGCTGCCATTAACAACAATATTTATTTTAGCCAAGATGGAATTACATGGTTACAAATAAATAAATTATCTGCTGGAGGTGGTGATGATTATGCTACCTTTACAGGTAAAGCAGCTTCGGTAAGAACTGGGCAAGGTCAATGTACTTTTGCAATGTTTGAAGGTGCTGGAATGGATTATGGTGAAATATTTATAGCCGATAATTCCACTAAAGACATTTTTATTTTTAGAATGGAAGGTACTGGAGCTTTAAATACTAGGACATTTTTTACTAATGAAATAAATCCTAATGGAGCTAATACGCCTGTAAAGTATATTACATCGCATGACCATCACTTAATTGCTGCTGGTGTTGAAGGTAATGAAACTACAGTTTATTACAGTGTACATAATGACCCTGATAACTTTAGTGGAGCCGGTGCAGGAAGCGTTACAATCTCAGATACGATTGTAGGTATTAAAGGATTCCGTGAAGACTTGTTTGTGTTTTGTGAAAATAGTATTCACAAACTTATAAACATTGATAACTCTCAAACAGTTGCCATTATTTCAGTTGCTGAAAGTATTGGTTGTTTAAGTGGTTACAGTATTCAAGAGATAGGTGGTGACCTTATCTTCTTGGCACCAGACGGACTAAGAACCGTTGCTGGTACTGCAAGGATTGGAGACGTTGAGTTAGGAACTGTATCAAAACAGATACAACCTCTTATTACAACAATTGCACAAAACGTAGATAAATACACAATTTCAAGTCTGGTGCTTAGAAAAAAGTCTCAGTATAGATTATTTTATACTGATGCAACTGCAGCTAATGCATCACAAAGAGGAGTTATAGGAACATTAAGACCAAATGGATTTGAATGGTCTGAAACAAGAGGTATAGAAGTAACCGGAATAGGTTCGGGATTTAATGAAAGTGGTATTGAAGAATATTATCATGGTGATACTGATGGCTACGTGTATATACACGATTCAGGTAATACTTTTAATGGGACTAATATTCTTGCTCGATATGCCACACCCGACTACGATTACGGAGATTTAGGAACTTTAAAAACTTTACACTACGTTAGAGTTTCTATAGCAGCAGAAGGTATTGTAAGTCCAGAGTTACAAGTCAGATACGACTTTAGTAATCCTGATACACCACAACCACCTTCTAATTTTTTATTTGGTACGGTTAATCCTCCTTCGGTATTTGGTGAAGCGGTGTTTAACATTAACGTATTTGGTGGTGCAGCAGCACCTATGGTACGTATACCCGTACAAGGCAGTGGGACAAGTAATAATTTTACAGTCATCACAGATGATAACAAAGCACCCTATAAAATAAATGGGTTTTATATAGATTTTATACCTTCAGGTAGGAGATAACAAAATGGCAATAACATATAACTGGAACGTATCCACAGTCGATACTTACCCAACACTAGACGACAATGTAGACGTGATTCATAACGTGCATTGGAGACTTAATGCAGAAGACGATGCAAATCAAGATGCAGATGGAAATAATTTAACTGCTTCAGTCTATGGAACACAATCGTTAGACACATCAGACATTTCAAGCTTTATAGCTTTTGATAGTGTTGATGCTGCAACGGTACAAGGCTGGGTAGAAACTGCAATAGGTGAAGATGAAGTACAATCTTTAAAAGATAACCTTGATGCAAACATTGCAGAACAAATTAACCCTGCATCAGTTACAAAAAATTTAGTAGGCTAATAAAATAAAACACACGGAGATTAAATAATGGCAGGTTACATAAGACAGAGTTCCTTTGTTGATGGAGACACAATCACTGCTGCACTATTCAATAATGAATATAACCAACTCGTCAATGCTTTTAGCAATACGACAGGTCACAAACACGATGGCACAACAGCCGAAGGACCTGTTATAGGACTGATTGGTGATGCAGGAGAAACTTCTCCAAACAACAAAGTATTAATAGATACAACCAATAACTACATTGAGTTTTATGTTGAAGTATCTTCAGCACCTGTACAACAGCTATACATAGCCGATGGAGCTATTGTACCTGTTACAGACAGCGATGTTGACTTAGGAACTAGCTCATTATACTTTAAAAATACTTACACAGATACCGTTACTACAACTGGTGACGTGACTGTTGGTGGTAATCTTACAGTCACAGGTAACGCTACTATCTCCGGCAACCTTACCTTTGGTGATGCAGACACTGACAGCATTAACTTAGCTGCAGAGATTGATTCAGACATTATACCAAACACAGATGGCACTTACGATTTAGGTAGTGCTACCAAAGAATGGCAAGACCTTTACATAGATGGGACTGCTAACATTGACAGCTTAGTAGCTGATACAGCAGACATTGATGGAGGTACCATTGACGGTGCTACCATAGCAACTTCAGATATCACAGTAGGAGCTGGTAAAACTTTAGACGTTTCATCAGGTACTTTAACTTTAGCAGATGACCAAATCTCTGGTGATAAAGTTGAAGGTGGTACAATAGCTGCTACAACTATTACTACATTAACTTCAACAACTGGTAACGTTACTAACGTTAATGCTACAACTGTAGACACAACCAACATTGAAGTTACAAACATTAAAGCTAAAGATGGAACTGCAGCAGGTTCAATAGCAGACTCTACAGGTGTTGTAACACTTGCAAGTTCTGTGTTGACCACAACAGACATCAACGGTGGTACAATAGATGGTACAACCATTGCTACATCTGACATAACTGTAGGAGCTGCTAAAACTTTAGATGTCTCTGCAGGTACTTTAACACTTGCTGATAATCAAATCAGTGGTGACAAGGTTGAAGGTGGCACCATTGCTGCAACAACCATAACAGATTTAACCTTTGGTAGCCTTAACGATGGCACCATAACTGTTACAGCTTTTGTAGATGAAGATACTATGGTATCAAACTCTGCAACGCTTGTACCGACACAGCAATCTGTAAAGGCTTATGTAGACTCTCAGGTGACCGCACAGGACTTAGATTTTCAAGGAGATACCGGAGGTGCACTTTCAATTGACCTCGACTCAGAGACTCTCACAGTGGCTGGTGGAACAGGTATTGATACTAGTGGGTCTTTAAACACTTTAACAGTTGCGATAGACTCTACAGTTGCTACACTGACAGATACACAGACTTTAACAAACAAAACACTTACAAGCCCTGTAATCAATACAGGCGTATCAGGTACAGCAGTACTTGATGACGATACTTTTGCAACAGCAAGTGCTACAACTTTAGCGACTTCAGAGTCTATTAAAGCTTATGTAGATACTACCGTTGCTGCAACTAATGAAGTTGTTGAAGATACAACTCCACAACTAGGTGGTGATTTAGATACTAACGGTAATGACATATTGTTTGCCGATAACGACAAAGCTATCTTTGGAACTGGTTCAGATTTAGAAATTTATCATAATGGTACTAGTAGCTATATACGTGATGTTGGTGCTGGTGATTTACAGCTATTCGCAACAGATGATGTATATATTCGTGGTTATGCTACCAATAACTATATGGCTCGTTTTAACGAAAATGGAGCAGTAACTCTTTACCATAATAATTCATCAAAACTAGACACAACCTCCACAGGCATAGACGTAACAGGTACAGTAACTGCTGATGGTTTGACTGTAAATGGTTCTGGTTCAAATATTAGATATGACGTAGCTTCATCCAATCCACATACAAATCCTATATTGCATTTACAAAATCAAAACTCAACAGATGGGAATGTTGCTGCTTTAATGTTATCTGCTGATAATGCAAATGATGCTGGAGGTTCTGCATATATTTACGCTCAATCTGAAACAGCTAATCAAAAAGGAAATTTAGTTTTTGCTAGAGAAGATGGTGCTAATAATCCAGTTACTTCTATGAAGCTATTATCCAACGGAGACATCTCCTTCTACGATGATACAGGGACAACTCAAGCATTGTTTTGGGATGCAAGTGCTGAGAGGTTGGGACTGGGGACTACTTCGCCAACTAATTCTATAACAACCACAGGTGCTTTAGAATTTACAGGAAATGCATTTAATGGAAGTGGTACAGGAGTTTGGTCTCCAGCAACCAATGAGTTAGGATTTGTTACATCAGGCTCTACGCAAGTACGCATAGACTCAGCAGGCAACGTGGGAATTGGTACGACTTCGCCAACAGTTACTGCCGAAATAAGTAGTGCAACAATACATGACCAGTTACGAGTACATCGTAATATTAGTGGTGACAACACAACAATGGGTGCTATTGCTTTATCAGGTGATGATTCTGATGGAAATGTGACTGACTACGCAAGAATTAAAGGTTTTTCTAAATCTGACAACACAGGCTCAGAAGATGGTGCATTAATTTTTGAAACAATGCTTAATGCTAGTATTTCCGAAGCAATGCGTATCGACTCATCAGGCAACGTTGGAATTGGTTCGACTAGTCCTAATAGTTATGCTAACTTAACTACACTTGCTATTGGGGGCAAGTCTAGCGGTGGTCTTATAGACATGGTCAATGCCATCAACAATAGAATTGCTTCAATTTATTCTGATTCAACAGCCAGTTTAAGCTTGAACGCAGACCCAAGCAGTTCTCTTGCAAGTTCCGCAATAAAATTTCATGTTGATGGTCCAGAACGTATGCGTATCGACTTATCAGGTAACTTGTTGGTTGGGACTACTTCTTTAGCAGTATCAAGTTCAACAGGCTCTGTAACTGGTGCTGTCATTAACACCACAGGTTTGTTTGAAGCTGCTAAAACTGGCACAGTTATGGAGCTGAATCGTCTTTCGGAAGATGGGACAATACTTAACTTAAGAAAAGACGGCACAACAGTTGGAAGTATTGGTGTTTCTACTAATCGAATAACTGTACTAAATAACGACTCTCACGGTTTTCGTATTGGCACTACTTCTGCTAATCCTGATATTCTCCCTATGGTTAGCGGTTCTTTAGCAAATGGTGCTGGTAATTTAGGACAATCAAATTATCGTTGGAAAGACCTCTACCTTTCAGGTACAGCATCCATAGGCAACCTAACCATCGCAGGTGCTCAAGGCACAGACGGACAAGTCTTAACATCTACAGGCAGTGGAATTGCTTGGGAAGATGCAGCAGGTGGTGGCATAGCAGGTATTGTTTCAAGTGCTGATGCTACTGCTATAACTATTGATAGTAGTGAGAATGTTGGAATTGGTGAAACTGTTCCTGTTGCTAAACTACATGTTGAAGGAACATCTAAATTCACAGACTGGATGTATGGAAATGCAAATGGAAAACTATATATAAATGATGACATAGCTTTAAATGCAGGTAAAAAACTTTACCTTGATGGTGGTAGTAATACTTATTTACATCAAGCAACTGCTGATGAAATCGCATTTATAACTGATAGTGCAGAACGAGCAAGGATTGATGTCAACGGGTATTTTTTAATTAGAGCTACAACCGACCTCATTGATGG